CATACAGCTGGAATAATAGAAGATGGAATAAGTTATTGAAAGAAGACTGGATCTCTGTTTGGCGAAAAAGAAATAGAACTACTCAAAAGTATCATATATATAAAGTATCATTTAAAGGCAAGCAACTTATAAATAGAATTTATAGGATCATGCTAGGTCAAGATGATATACCTACGAGTAGTAGAAACAGAATAATGAAAGGAGATACTTATACAGATAAAGTATTAAGTGTATCTATAAAAAACGTCAACAATGATAAAACAAGATGAAAACTTATTGGGTCAACCGATATTACAAAATCCAGGAGTACCTGTACCTTCAAATGAAATGGGTAATGCTAAACCTGTATTTAATCCAAATCAAGCTGCAAACGCTCAGTATGTATTTGGTACACCAGATCAAAGAGCTAAGAGTATGCCTCAAAGAGAAATAACACCTTTATATTTTGAAGATCAAAATGGGGATGGTGAAATTACTAGAGCCGACGTTATAAAAGCTAGAGTTGAAGGATATAAAAAATAAACTTAAAAATAAAGATATGGATAACATTAATAAAAAAGCATCAGGACAAAACGCTATATGGGACGGTCCATTAGATTTAGACGCGTTACCAAAAGGTTATGGATCTAGTTCAGGTTGCAAAGGAATGGAAATTTCAAAAGCACATTGTGGGTGTAGCTCTTTAAAAGGACCTATTACTCAACGAGTTAAATAGTATATTTATGCTAGCCCAGGATATAAAATTATACGCAATAAATCTCGCTACAATGGCAGTAACTATGACTAGTATAGAAATATATTTAAAAATATTATTATTATTAGTGACAATAGGTTACACGCTATCTAAGTGGGTAAAATTAAAATCGTAGGATATGGCATTTACACAACCATCAAGCCCTTTTTTAAAGAAGAAGAAAAAAAGCGCTGCTAGAACAGAAAGAAAAGAGTTTCGTGAAGAAAGGCGTGCTAATAGAAAAGCTGAAAAAGGAAAAGCACCTTCTAGAAAGAAATCTAAAGGATATTACAACAAAGCAAACAAGACTGGTACAGGAGCAGCTGCGGGTGGCGGTATGTCTGAAAAGGGGGTTAAAAAATACAAAAGAGATAATCCTGGTAGTAAATTGCAAACAGCTGTAACAACACCTCCATCTAAATTAAAGAAAGGAAGTAAAGCTGCTAAAAGAAGAAAATCATTCTGTGCTAGATCAAAAGGCTGGACTTCTGAAAGAGGAAGAGCTGCTAGAAGAAGATGGAATTGTTAATAATAAATATATAAAAATGAAAAATTACAACAAGCAAGAAAAGAAAAACTTAATTAAAGACAATCCTATTGCAGAAAAAGGATCCGCTATTAAAAACCTTAACAAAGGATATGGGTCTCAATTAGGTAAATCTCCATTAGCTATGAAAGGTTCTTGGATGTCTAAGCACTGTAAAAAGTAAGTTAATGGCTTTTAAATTACAAAATCCTCCATACGCTATAGATAACACACCTATTTATAGCGTAGATATGGAAGACGGCGTTTTAGGAAAAGCCAATAATAATGGTACTATTGTTATAAACAATAACCTGTCACCTGCTAAATTAAACAGTGTTGTAAAACACGAAAAGGTACATATAGATCAAATGAAGCGTGGTGATTTAGATTACGACGATAATAATGTGTACTGGAAAGGTAAAAAATATTCAAGAGCTCAAATGAAAGAGGGGGCTAAAAACCTACCTTGGGAAGCTGAGGCATATAGAAAAGCAAAGTAAATGAAAAAGATATTAGAATTTTTCAGTACTAAAGTCTTTAAACAAGTCGGTGATGTAGTTGATAAACTATTCACTAGCGAAGAAGAAAGACTCAATGCTAGAAATGAGATATTCAAAGTATTACAAGACGCTCAATTAGAATTGCAGAAAATGCAAACTGAGATTATTGTAGCAGAAGCTAAAGGTAATTGGCTACAAAGAAGTTGGAGACCAATACTAATGCTTTCGTTTGGTTTTATAATTATATATACTAAATTCATATCACAGCTGTCTACAAGACTTATAACACCTGTTTTAGAGCCTGAGTTTTGGCAACTACTAGAAATAGGTATTGGAGGTTATGTAATAGGTAGAAGTGGTGAGAAAATAGTAGATAAGCTAGGGCCTTTATTTAAAAAGTAAAAAGATTAAAAACAAGTAATAATAGTAATAACAGTAACCAATTAAATTAAATAAAATGGGAAAATTAACAGATGAACAATTAAAGTCTATTAAAGACGCAACAGGAAAAATGAACTCTATACTTACGGAAGTAGGATTTTTAGAGGCAAGAAAAGCAGAATACCTATCAGCACATTTTGAAGCTGTAAAAGAATTAGATGGTATTAAGGCTGAAATCAGAGAAGAGTATGGTGACATTACCGTAAACTTAGCTGATGGTACTTATGAAGAAGCTAAGCAAGAAGAAGAAACAAAAACTCTTGAGATAGCGGAATAATGAGTTCTGTTGTAAGAAAAATAAGTATAGGTTCTGACTATAAGAATGACGCTATGCACTATTCAGTAGGGCAAGGCGTTTATGGTGGACATACTATAGATTGCATATTACATGACACACAATCTAATTCTTACAGTATTTACATAAAGAAAGGAAATGAGGTGATGCCATGGAAGAAGTTTAATTCTAACATGGCAATATCCGTTGAGTATGATTTAGAATATTAAATGAGAAGTCTATACGATTTTATCGTCAAACCTATTGGCGATAGATACGATAACAAGGTAAAGCTAGGCGACGTTACATTAATACTAAACACTAAAATCGAAGACTTTAAGTCTGTAAACAATTTAGCTATAGTAGTTGAAACACCAAAAGCTTTTAAAACAAGTATAAAAAAGGGTGATATCATAGTAATACATCATAATGTATTTAGAGTTTTTTATGATATCCGAGGTAATAAGAAAAGAAGTAGATCTCATTTTAAAGATGACTTACACTTTTGTTCAGCAGATCAAATATATTTGTATAAAAATACAGGGGATTGGAAATCATTTGGAGACAGGTGCTTTGTAATGCCTTTAAAAAACAAAGACACTTTAAGATCACAAAAAGAGCAAGACCTTATTGGTATATTAAAAATAGGTAATAGTTCTTTAAAAGCGCTTAATATCAATCCAGGGGACACAGTAGGGTTTACACCCGGCAGTGAATGGGATTTTATAATAGACGATCAAAGAGTTTATTGTATGAAATCTAATGATATTGTAATTAAGTATGAACACAAAAGAAACCAAGAAGAATATAATCCTAGCTGGGCAAAAAGCAGTTAAGGAGTTAATTAAAGTGGCAGAAGAAAAGATCGTTGACTCAGAAGATGATTTATCAGCTGACAGACTTAAAAATGCTGCCGCAACAAAAAAATTAGCTATATTCGATGCTTTTGAAATACTTGCTAGAATAGAAGAAGAGGATGAAAGATTAAATGAAAACCCAAAAGAAGCTAAGGAAGAAAAAGCTTTTAGAGGTTTTGCAGAAGGAAGATCTAGATAATGTACGAACAAACCTTAGTAGCAGTATTAAAAGACTATATCAAACCTAAGATATTAAAAAGGTTAAACAGGTATAAGAAATGGGAGTACGGTTATAACGAAGAATACGACGTAGTTGTAATCAGTAAGACCGGGCAGATAGGAGAGGTTTACGAAATACAAGGAGTAAAAATAGCATTGCCAAAGAAAGATGATGTTATTAAATTTGAAGGAGACAAGTGGAAACACACGGAATACCCAAAAGAGCTTTCAAAGATAAAATCGGTATTTGATTGGGACGAATACCCTTCACAATTTAAAGAAAAGTGGTATGACTATATTGATACAGAATTTAAAAGGCGTGAAGAAGGTTTTTGGTTTTTTAATAAAGACAAGCCTTCTTATATTACTGGTACTCACTACATGTACTTGCAGTGGTCCAAGATTGATGTTGGGGCAGCAGACTTTAGGGAATCAAACAGATTATTCTTTATATTCTGGGAAGCTTGCAAAGCAGATGTACGTTGTTACGGAATGTGCTATCTTAAGAACAGACGGTCAGGGTTTTCTTTCATGGCCTCAGGCGAAACGGTTAATCAAGCTACAATATCCACAGACTCCAGATTCGGAATTTTATCAAAGTCTGGTCCAGATGCGAAAAAGATGTTTACTGATAAAGTTGTACCCATCTCAGTTAATTATCCCTTCTTCTTCAAACCAATCCAGGACGGTATGGACAGGCCGAAGACGGAACTTGCGTACAGAGTACCCGCGTCAAAATTTACTAGAAAAAAGCTTGACACCAATGAGAAGCTACAAGAGATCACCGGTCTCGATACAACGATCGACTGGAAGAACACAGGGGACAACTCGTACGACGGTGAAAAATTAAAACTATTAGTCCACGATGAAAGTGGCAAATGGGAAAGACCTACAAACATATTAAATAACTGGAGGGTTACAAAAACTTGTTTGAGATTAGGTTCAAAAATTATAGGTAAGTGTATGATGGGTAGTACATCAAATGCTTTAGATAAGGGTGGTGAGAACTTTAAAAAACTATACTATGACTCCGATGCAACAAAAAGAAATGCAAATGGACAGACTCGTTCGGG